CATATTTGTTCCAAGGTTTTGTGCGTGAGAATCCTATCACAGACGATAAGACACCAGAAAATCCAATTCGTAGATTTATTATTAGTCCACAGATTTTTAACTTGATCAAATCAGCATTACTTGATCCAGAGTTAGAAAACTTACCAACAGACTACCAAGGTGGGTTAGACTTTACAGTCACTAAAACATCAAAAGGTGGTTATGCTGACTACTCAACTAGTAAATGGTCACGCAAAGAATCTGCATTAACAGCAGAAGAAGCGGCCGCAATTGAAACTCATGGCTTATACAACTTGAAAGATTTCTTACCTAAGAAACCAAGCGAAGTTGAACTTAAAGTTATGAAAGAAATGTTTGAAGCAAGTGTAGATGGTCAAGCATATGACGCAGAACGTTGGGGTAATTACTACAAACCAAGAGGTGTGACAATCGTCTCAGCTGAATCAGCTACACCTGTAGCACAAACAGCAACACCAGCAGTAGCAGATGAGGAATTTGAATCGGCTCCAGCGGTAGTTGCTCCAGTGGTTGCAGAGGCTGCACCAGCGGCTCCTACAGCACCAGTTGCAACACCTCCAGCAGGTGGAACAGCACGTGCTGAAGACATCTTAGCGATGATTCGCAATCGTCAAAAGACATCTTAATACAAGGGGTTGTCATTTAGATGTTATCTAGGATAGATGAAATAATCTACCCGAACCGCTGTGAAGTCATTGAATTCTTGGACCTACAGCGGTTCGTCTATCCTATTTTTAAAAATGGTCGTACGAGTTTGATCTACGCACCAAAATACAAATTTAAAACATTAATTAATCAACAAATACGTAAGGCTCCTATAATCGATGTTATACTACGATCACCAATAGATCGTTTTATTTCTGGAATTAACACATTTGTTTATAATACCAAAAAAGAAAATCCTCAATTAGATTTAAATACCATAGTGTATTTTGCAGAAAATTATCTTTTCCTGAATAGACACTACGCACCGCAATTGAGCTGGTTAATAAATCTTAATAAGTACCTTGATAAAGATGCACAATTACGATTGCACGATATGAGCACATTGTCAGAATTTACAACTAGGCAGATGTCGCCGCCCGAGGATAAATTGTTAACTAAGGAACAAATAAAAAGATTAACAGAGAATATACACAATGAAATGTATATTAGATTAGATTCATTACTACTTCAACTAGTAGGACGAGAATTATCATTTAGAGAGATATTAACATATCTACATGATCAAGATCCCACTGCTTATTCAAAATTAACATGCATTGCCCTAGACTAGATCATTTTATTCGTTTTAACTCTGACGCCACTGTTGGGTGTTGTGGTCATATGACTAATAGTCCTAGGTTTGAATCTTACAATGAACTACAATCTAGTGAGTGGTTAAAAGAAATAAAAAATGAGATGTCTCGTGATACCTGGCCAGTAGAATGTCAACGTTGCAAAACCACAGAACAAGAATCTAACAATAGTATAAGATTAGATAGTATTAAACGTGATCAAATTATTAAAAAAATACGTAAAGATTATTTAATAGTTGGCGGAGTATTGGACAATGTGTGTAATAGTGCGTGTCTATCTTGTGATGCAGAACACAGCACAAAGATTGGTAGTTTAACTAATAAAAAATATATTAAGATTAATAATGCTGATAGATTTTGGTCATTACCACTAGAACGTATAATCCATTTAGATATAAATGGTGGTGAACCTAGCCATAGTAAAAATTATCGATACATACTAGCTAACTTACCTAAAAATGTAAAATCAGTGAGACTCAATACAAATTGCAGTAAAGTGATGCATGAACTTAATTCTCTTAGTCAATGTGGGGTACATGTGACAGTCACAGTCAGTTTAGATGGGATTGGTGCTGTACATGATTTTGTGCGTTGGCCTATTAAATGGGATAAGTTTTATAAAAATCTAATGACTTATAAAAATATGCCGGTAAAATTAAATCTGTGGACTACGGTTAGTGTACTAAACGTAGATGATCTCCCAAATATTATATCATTTGCCCAAGAACATGGTATAGACCATAGTTATGCATATCTAACAGAACCAAAAGAACTAGCAGTTGAAAACAAAAACACGGCAGAGTCTTTAGCATACATACAAGAGCAAAAACGATTAAGAGGAATAGAATGAAACCATATGTAGAATTAGACTGCGATGATTTAGATATTATACAAAATGATATCTACAAATTCCTCTTAGACCAAACAGAGTTAGGATCACCTGATTTTAAAAATTGGCAATTTATTGAAACTAAAAAATTAATAACTACCACACCTAAATTAGCTAATTTTTTCCTTAAACACAAGCTCTACGTAAAAAATGCTGCAGTGACGGTATTGTATGACGACTTGCCTTTACATTTAGATGCATTGCCAATGGTGGCAAAAATTAATATTCCTATATGCAATACCCAAGGGTGGGTAAATAGATGGTATGGTGTGAGCCAAGAAGAGATAGCACAATTACCAATGACACGTAATCAATTTGGTAGTGAACAAGAAGATGTTGACAGCTTAGATCCTAACAAACTGCCGGTGATAGCAGAGATACACGATTTATCTAACCCCGTAGTGTTTAATTCAAGAATACCACATAGTGTTATTAAATTAACAGCGACAAAATTACCAAGGGTAGTGGCTAGTTTTACTTTCGTAAACGACCCACAGCATTTATTAAAATGAAGATAGTGATCACAGGTGGCACTGCTGGTATTGGACTAGCATTAGCAAAATTATTTGAAGCAGATAATCATGAAGTACTAGCACTTAGTCGCCGTAATGGGTATAACATACGTAGTTTGCCTAAAGTTGCAGGCATGATAGAACCCTGTGATATGTTTATTAATAATGCACAAGCAGGATTTGCTCAAACTGAACTCCTATGGGAAGTGTGGCGTCGTTGGCAAGGTCAAGATAAAGTGATAGTTAATATCAGCACACAAATGGTCTTGATGCAGTATGCGTCTAAGCCTGAATGGGATGAGTATCTCGTACAAAAGAAAACATTAGAATTAGCACAAGAGGCCATGGCCAATAGATCAGAATTACCAATGTTAATATTAGAGCGTCCGGGAGCAATTGCTACACAACCTGGACAAACTGTTCCACTATATAAAGATGTTGATGAGTATGCTAGAGAAGTTGTAAACAGGCTTAGGGATATTACCAATGGATAATAAAGAATATCTAACCAATAAAAATTTTTGTCCTGTACCTTGGACAGGATTTATGTATAACTTTGACGGCACAGTTAAGAACTGTATCCGTAATCAGAATCTGATTGGTTCTCTTAAAGATAACAGCATAACAGAAATACTACAGGGCGAAATTAATTTAACAACTAAACATAACATGACCTATAACAAACCAGGGCCAACCTGTAATGTCTGTTATGACCTAGAAAAAAATACTAATAGTTTTGATATTATCAGTGATCGAGTATTTTATCTTAAAGAACTTAAAGATATCAGTTTTGATACGTATAAAAGCATTGATGCATTTAATCTAAGTACCATCGACATAAGATGGAATAATACTTGCAATTTTGCCTGCGTCTATTGTGGTCCTGAATTCAGCAGCAAGTGGGCTACTGAATTAGATATTAAATTTGATGAAGTTCCACAACATAGACTGCAACAGATGAAACAGTATATATTTGATCGTGCTGATCAACTCAAACATGTCTATATGGCAGGTGGCGAGCCGTTGTTAATCAAAGAGAATTTAGAACTATTAGAGTTGTTAAAACAAGTAAATCCAAATGTTAATCTACGTATTAACACAAATTTAAGTAAAGTAGATACACGGATATTTAATTTAATTTGTACTTTCCCAAACGTGCATTGGATTGTCAGTGTAGAAACTATAGAAGCTGAATATGAATACATACGTTGGGGCGGAAGTTGGCTGGACTTTGTAGATAATCTCAATGTGATTAAAACTTTAGATCACAAGGTCAGTTTTAATATGTTGCACTTCTTGTTAAATTATCAAACATTGTTTGATTGTATTGGCTATTTACGTAATCTAGGATTCCACAACAATAGTTTCATTGTTGGAGCAATGTTAACTCCTGAATATCTAAACATTAGACATTTACCAAAAGATATGCTACAATCAGTAGAAAGTAAATTGGAAGACTGGATTAACCAGAAACCGGGATTTTTACTTGAAAATGGTCTAAAGAATGTGCTACAATATATAAAAACGCCCGTAGAAAAGAATATTGATTACTGTTTGGGCGAAATAGCAAAAATGGATCAACGTCGTAATATTAACAGTAGGGCAATATTTAAAGAATTTTATAATTTATTAGAGAGGCAATAAACATGGCAAAACCATTTGATATATCAAAGTTTAGAAAATCAATTACCAAATCAATTGAAGGGCTTGGTATTGGATTTAACGATCCAACTGATTGGATCTCAACAGGAAATTACACATTAAATTATCTACTATCTGGTAATTTTGAAAGAGGAATTCCAATGGGTAAGGTGACTGTGTTCGCTGGAGAATCGGGTGCAGGTAAAAGTTTTATCTGTAGTGGTAATATTGTTAGACACGCACAAGAACAAGGCATTTATGTAATCTTAATTGATACAGAAAACGCACTTGATGAAGCATGGTTACACGCACTTGGTGTAGATACTACAGAAGACAAATTACTTAAACTTAACATGGCTATGATCGATGATGTGGCCAAAGTTATTAGTGACTTTGTTAAAGAGTATCGCACACTTCCAGAAGAAGACCGCCCAAAGGTATTATTCGTTCTAGACTCACTAGGTATGATGCTAACGCCAACAGACGTTAATCAGTTTGAAGCAGGTGAAATGAAAGGTGACATGGGCCGTAAACCTAAAGCACTTACAGCATTGGTTCGTAACTGCGTTAATATGTTTGGTACATTGAATCTTGGATTAGTTTGTACTAATCATACATACGCTAGTCAGGATATGTTTGATCCAGATGATAAAATCAGTGGTGGTCAAGGCTTTATCTACGCAAGTTCAATTGTTGTAGCTATGCGCAAACTTAAACTTAAAACAGACGCCGATGGTAATAAGACCACAACAGTTAACGGTATACGTGCGGCTTGTAAGATCATGAAGACCAGATATGCTAAACCGTTTGAGTCAGTACAAGTTGAAATTCCATATGAAACTGGTATGAGTCCATACAGTGGCTTAACAGACATGTTAGAAGCTAAAAACTTGCTTAAGAAAGAAGGCAACAGTTTAGTTTATACCTTTGCTGATAAAACAACTATTAAACAATTCCGCAAGGCGTGGGAACGCAATGAAGAAGGGTGTTTAGATAAAGTTATGAAAGAACTTAGCTCTAATGTTAATTTGCTAAGTACAGAATCAACTGCGGTTAGTTTGGCGGGCGAAATACAAGAAGAGGAGACAACAGAATGAGTTTAGAGGTAGATATCTTAGGAGAAATGTGGTTGACTTGTAAAGAATATATCAACCCTAAAGATAAACAAGCAGCTGCTGACCATGTGATCAGTGTAGTAGCCGATCATAGCATCACCGAAGCTGATCTTAAGGCTTTTGGCGGCACTGATAGTTATCTTAAACGTGCTGTTGAAGAATACTTAGGTGAAGAGACTGACGCTGATAAAGATGATGACGGAAGTGATGACTATTGATGTGGTATAGTCGCGTAGTAGCTAGTTTAAATAGTATTCCTGACTTCATACAACACTATGAGCGAGAATTAGATGAAGCACGAACAGAAGTTGGAGTCTATGGCAACATAGAAAAGAATCTTGCTGGCCTGCCTGGAATTACAGAACGACGCTTTAATCAACTACAAGAGATTGAAGCAGTTCTTAATTATCTTAACATACAGTTAAGAAAAATTCGCAAGAAACACTTCCAAAAGTATCTAGAAGGATACGCTCGTGCTTTGACATCTAGAGATGCAGAAAAGTATGTAGATGGTGAAGACGAAGTCATTGATTTTGAAACTATCATCAATGAAGTGGCTTTACTACGTAATAAATGGTTGGGAATCATGAAAGGTCTTGAAAGTAAGAACTTCATGCTAGGACACGTGACCCGTTTAAGAACAGCAGGCATGGAGGACGCATCAATTGGATAGACATAGTTTAAAAGTTTTAAATCAATTGTACGAATATGACTCATTCATGGACAGTCTTAAAAATGTTGCTGATATGGGCTGCGGTACCGGTGAAGACATTAATTGGTGGGCTACGTTGACTACCAGAGATGACCCTCCAGAACCACATAATTATAATTGTTTTGCTGTTGATATAGATGAAGCTAAATTAGCACAAGTTCCAAATCTTCCAAATATACGTAAAATCAATAAAGATTTTACAAAACCAACAATATTCCCTGTTAGCATAGATCTAATGTGGAGTCATGATAGTTTACAATATAGCCATAATCCTTTGGAAACACTGAGATATTGGAACGAACAAATGACAGTCAATGGTATGTTGGTGTTGTCCGTTTTACAACACAGCGGTGTTGAGTATAACAGATATCAAAGTAGAAGTTATAGTGGATGTTATTATCACTATACTCCTGTTAGCCTAATTTACATGTTAGCTGTTAATGGTTTTGATTGCCGAGATGCGTATCTATTAAAAAAATTCAATGATCCTTGGATGCACCTAGCAGTATATAAATCTAATGTAGCACCGTTAGATCCTAAGACTGCCACCTGGGAAGATCTTATTAGAACAAATTTATTACACCCAAGTATTGAAGCATCAATAAATCGACACGGACACGTTAGACAAGAAGAAATTGTTATGCCCTGGTTAGATAAAGAAAATTATTTTATTGATTATGTTAGCCAATGGGAAAACTTACCTGGACAGCCAACTGATCCTGAAATTTTAGGAGTAGTCAATACTTCAACAGAAAGTAAAAAATCTACAATTAAACAAAAGTCCTCAATTACTAAAGACCCTGTGGTTTTAAAACCAGTTGGGATAACAAGACCGCCCAAACAAAGATTTGTAAAATGATTAATAGAGTAGTGTTAGTCACGGGAGGATTTGACCCACTTCATTCGGGGCACATAGAATATTTCCGTGAGGCTCGTCGTCTAGGTGACATCCTAGTGGTTGGAGTAAACAGCGATAGTTGGCTACAACGTAAAAAGGGTCGTGAGTTCATGCCCAGCTATGAGCGTGTGCAGATCATTGAAAATCTCAAGATGGTAGATCACTGTATCTTGTTTAACGACGCAGAAGGTCACGCTATCGAAGCCATCCGCAATGTTAAAATCATGTACCCTAACAGCCAGATAGTATTTGCTAATGGCGGTGACCGCACTGAACAAAATATTCCCGAAATGACAGAACCTGATGTAGAGTTCCGTTTTGAGGTAGGCGGTACCATTAAAAAGAATTCAAGTAGTTGGATCTTAGAAGAATGGAAAGCACCCAAAACAGCTCGACCTTGGGGTTATTATCGTGTTTTACACGAAGTGCCAGGCACTAAAGTTAAAGAACTTACTATAGAACCAGGACAAAGTTTAACCATGCAACGTCATTATGATCGTGATGAACATTGGCATGTATCTGAAGGTCGTTGCCATGTTGATTTTGAAGATGCAACAACTGAAAGTCACGTTAAACTTAAAATTCATGATCAGTTTACAATCCGTGCAGAAACCTGGCATAAATTAAGTAATCCCTACGATGTACCCTGTAAAATAGTAGAAATACAATACGGAATTTCCTGTGACGAAGATGATATAGAACGTAGATAAATACTAGATAATGAAAATATCTGAACTTAATCTAGTAGAAGCTAAAGGATTTTTTGGTCGTAGACCGGGAGACCCATACGTTCACATCGACGGTATTACTGCCGAATTTAAGCAAGTAACTCCGTTTCCGGCACCCAAGCAAGCCGCATACTCTAGTGCAGAAGAGCGCGATCAAAATATTGCTAATCTAGAAAAGAAAATACTCAGAGATAAGATCCAATGGGTTAATAAACCTGGAAACAACAAAGCATTTGCTGTAGCACAACTACAGACCAGCGACGGTGATGCTGTTTACTGGGGACGTTATATCAACACCACACAAGGTGTACTTACAGGTAAGTGGGCTAACAACGAAATACCCGCAGGGTGGAAACTAAACACAGCAACATCACAAAAACTATCTACAGGC